ACTTCTTTCCAGATGGCATTGACCAAAACGTAGTAGCAAACTTTATTGACATTGTTGCACGTGACTTAGCAGAAGTTATGGCACCGCTTCCAGCGGTAAACTGTTCAGCAGTTAATAAGACTAATGACAAAGCACGTATCTTTGCTGACAACCGTACTCGTATTGCTAATAACTATTTCTTACATTCTGACCTACAAGTACAAATGTACAACGGTGCAGACATGTACATCACATATGGTTTCCTCCCGTTCATTATTGAATTGGATGAAGAAGCAAAGTTGCCACGTATCCGACTAGAAAATCCTGTTGGGGCTTACCCAGAGTTTGACCGCTACGGACGTTGCGTTGCCTTTGCAAAACGATACTCAATGACACTAGGTGAACTTGTTGCTCAATTCCCTGAGCATGAATACGAGTTGCTTGGCAAGATGGGTTGGAAGCAAGACCTCAATGGAATGATTGAGATGATTCGTTACTACGATAAGGACCAAACAGTTCTTTATCTTCCATCACGCAACAATATGTTGCTATCCCATGCTGCTAACCCAGTTGGTAAGATGAACGTAATCATTGCTAAACGTCCTTCTGTTGATGGAGAACTACGCGGACAGTTTGATGATGTACTTGGTATTCAGTTACTTCGCAACCGATTTGCATTACTTGCAATGGAAGCAGCAGAGAAGTCAGTACAGGCACCAATTGTTTTGCCACAAGATGTTCAGGAACTTCAACTTGGTGGAGATGCTGTTATTCGTACGGCTAACCCACAGGGTGTACGCCGTGTAGAACTTACATTACCACAAGGCGCATTTACTGAACAAAATTTACTTAATGAAGAACTGCGTGTAGGCGCACGTTATCCAGAGTCTCGTACTGGAAATATGAACGCAAGTGTTGTCACTGGACAGGGTGTACAAGCACTGCTTGGAGCATTTGATACACAGATTAAATCTGCTCAGGCTATCTTTGCCGCAGCATTACGTGATGTAATTCGTCTTTGCTTTGAAGTAGATGAAATGTTCTTTAATGAAGAAAAAACAATTCGCGGCGTTGATGCTGGCTCACCTTACGAAGTTAAGTATTTGCCAAGCAAGGACATTAAAAAAGATTATTCTGCAGATGTAAGATACGGCATGTTGGCTGGGTTGAACCCAGCACAAGGTCTTATCTTTATGTTGCAGGCACTTGGAGGGGGACTTATCTCCAAGGACATGGCTATGAGAGAACTACCATTTGGTGTCAACGTAACTCTTGAACAAGAGAAAATTGAAATTGAAAAGATGCGAGACGCATTGGTAGGTTCACTAGCAGCCATGACACAAGCGATACCTCAAATGGTTATGCAGGGACAAGACCCATCTGAAATGGTGCGTCAAATTGCTGAAACAATTAAGGGGCGCAAGGCTGGCAAGAACATTGAAGATGTTATCGAGGAAGTGTTCAAACCTGAGAATCCTCCTGCTGGTGCGGAAGTACAGTCTGAGCAACCTGTCCCCGCTGCTCCTGGTGTCCCTCCAGCAGGAGGCGCTCCAATGGGTGAACCTCAGCAAAGACCAGAACTACAAACATTATTATCAACACTTACTGGAACAGGTAACACTCGTTCCGCAGCACGTTTAAGTCAACAGCGTAGAGTCTAAGGAGTAATCATGGCAACACCTCGCAAGAGAACAGTTAAAATAGTTGCTGATGAAGGTTATTCAAAATTAGAACAATATGCAATTGAAGTGCATGAGTTTTATAAAGCATTACGTAAAGCAGGATTTACAAGTGATAATGCTTTGTGGTTATCATCTACAAGAGAAGCATATCCTGAATGGATGCAATCTCTTTCACCTGAAGACATTAGAAAACATATTGAAGGGGAGGACGAATAATGCCAAGAGGCGGATACCGTCAACCTAATAATCCTGCACCTGTATCAGGTCCTGGTGCGCTTTCACGGCGCACAGATGGTGGAGCAGTAGAAGGCATGTCTCAACCACAACAAGAGTACACAGGATTTGCATACGGAGAAAACAAGGGGCTAGCCGACCAACAGAGCGGAGCACCACTTGCAGGTAATCCATTCCCTATGGCAGATATTACGCCACTTAGTGCACCAACACAACGCCCAAATGAACCAATTACACACGGTATTAGCCAGGGACCAGGAGCAGGAACTGAAGCAATGCGTGGCTTGCCAAATCAGGTACCGTCATTAATTGACACAATTAAACATTTAACACAGTTTGATGCATCAGGAGATGCAGAATTAATTTACAGGTCGTTACTTGATAGTGGGTACTAATGGAGCGCCTAGAACCTACAGTTGCTGAGGCATCTCCAAATCTTTATGCTGCTGCTAAAAATGCAAACTTATCTCCAGCAGAAACAACACAGATAAATCAGTTAAGTTATGCTCTTAAAGAGCATCGCCGTTTATCTAAGTTGCCTGTTGATACAGCAAAACAACAATTTGTTAAACTTGATAAAAATGCACAAGATGGTTTAAGGTTTCTTTTTAAAAATGCAGAGTATTTAAAAGAAGACCCATCTATTCTTGACCGTACATTTGGTGTAGTTAAAACTGTAGCCAAAGGTCTTGCTAGTCCTCTTGTTGAAATGTATAACGCTGCTGCTGGCTATGGGCGTGCAATTAACACGCCATACCTAGTTGGTCGTCAGGTTGCACAGGGACAAGGCACAATATTTAACAAAAAAGTTTGGTCTAATGCTTGGGACGGCAAAGCACTCTATGATGATGGTGCTATTAAAAAGGCTAAAGAATACTTTGGTGATACTGATACCGTAGTTGCGCAAGGATTGCTTGCGGGTAAAACTCCTGGAGAAATTATTCAGTCATACGGTACTCCAGATAAAAAGATTCTTGCATCTATTACTAAGGCTTACAACAAGCCAGATGAGTTTAAGCAAGTTATGGATGGCGTTAAGTATGCACAACTTAGCCCTGGTCGTGACTTAGCACGCATGATGGATGATGTACCTGTACGTTCAGGTGGTTTACATGGCGATTACATTAGTGGTAAGACTAAGAACATTTCTGGTGTTACAGACTTTATTTATCAAATTGCTGTAGACCCATTAACATGGCTTACTGGCGGAACTGTTAAAGGTGCCACACTTGGTGAGCGTTTAGCAACATCAGTTACTGATGCAGCACAACGCGAAGAACTTAATCTTGGCGTACGTGAAGTTATGGCTAAGCCAGAAGTATTTAATTTATGGGAAAATCAACTTGGTCCTGCAATTAAAAAGTATTCTGATGCTAAGACTGCTGCTGAAAAAACTCTTGCTTACCGTGAATTGATTGATGTTAGCCCTGGCTATCGCAACCGTGAGGCTGTTAACACACTTGCTCGTAATGGTGTTGTTGATGCTGCATCTGCTGAGAAGTTTTTTTCACAAGTACAGAATGTAAACTTGCTTTTATCTGGGCGTATTGACGGTGTTAATTATTACCGCAACGGTGTTGCTGTTGCAAAAACACATCGCAACATGGCAGATGGTTTATCATCTTATTTAGATAGTGTATTTAATGCTACAACTGCTAAACAACTTGGACCACTATCTACACGTGGTCGTACAGTTGAGCAGTTAGAAGCACAAGGCGAAGATATTTATTCAGCCTTTGCACAATCAGGAGATGCTCTTGATGTGATGACTGGTGCAATGAAATCTAAAGTTCTTACAGATGCAATTGCTGAAATTAAAGGCTTTAAAAAGATTGGCACAATGGCTTCTAAAAGTCCGCTTAATCTTGAAATCCGTCTTGGAGCAGATGCTGCTAAGACTGCTGAAAACTTTACTGCCAAGGCACGTTTGCTTTTGCCACGTGACCTTGCAGAGTTTATGACTACCAAGTTCCTTGACTCAACTGAAGATGAACAAGTTGTAATTATGCGCAACATGGATGCAGCAATCATGCTTAAGGCTGGACTAGGTGGAGAACCTGACGGCAGAATCCTTATGAATAAAATTCTTGCCGATAAGTATGGTGGCAAGTCTGGCATGGGTGTAGTAAGTAACCTTGAAATTAATCCAGAACATGCAAAGTTTCTTGATGAAACAACTATGCGTAATGAAAATGGCGTACCTATGGTACAAACCATGGGTGCTATTCAGCCATTCCAAGAAGCAAAGACTATTGGTGCACTACCTTATGCAGAGATTGCAGCAATGGCAAACCAAATTCGCTCAAAGAAAAATCTGTTTTATGCTATTGGTGGTATCCCAGCAAGTGAAACAGCACGCAAAATTACAGATATTTGGTCATTGCTTACACTGTTTCCACGTTTAGGTATTCGTTCTGCTGTTGATGAAGGCTTAGCCTATGCATTGACAGCACCTGGTAAGGATTTATTCCACTTTGCTGCACGCACAGGTGCGCGATTGGGTAAAGTATCAACGGCATTTACTGGTTCTAAGGCTGCAGTAGGTCCAATTAAGTCTGGACTACTTAAAGTTATTGGCAAAGCACCACAAGATGCACTTGGTTTAGAAAAGCGTGCAGAAATTATACGTCAATTATCAATAGACAAGAAAGTACCAATAGAACAACTTACCAATATTCAAAAGCGTGAAGCAATTGGTAAAGAAGTTCTTAAAATTTACGGTCGCTTTATTAGTAAAGAAGACCAAGGCTACCTAATGCAGGCGCTTATTCACCAGCCAGAGATGCTTAACTCAGTTGCTAATTCACTTGTAGCACAAAGTGGTTTGTCTGGTAAGTATTCTAAAGAAATTATTGATGGCATTGTAGACATGAGTGCTTTATCAAAGCACCTATCTGATTTAAAACTAGAACGTGGCACTAAAGCCTATTCAATTTCTACAAATGATTTAGCAATTGCTAACCAAGCATGGTTAACAGCAGCACACCATGAAAATTGGTTCTTAAGTTTTGTTGCTAACCGCAAAGAACTACCCAATGGTCGTGTGATTGACCCAGGTTATGTGTTTTATACCAATGAAGGGCTGCGCCCTGGCGGTATTGACAGTGCAACTGGTAAAGAATACTTTCAGAATGCACTAGACCAACTATCTGAGGCTGCTGGTCTGTCATACAACGTACAAACTAACATGTGGTATGTGTTTGACCAAGAAGCAGTAGATTCATTTAAGGCTATGTCATCACGAACAGTTGATTTAAAGGCTCGTGGTGTTGATGATGTAGGTATTGTGCGTGACCAAATGGGTCGTATTCTTGCTGACCTTTACACTACTTTCCATGGTAGTTCTAAGGGCTACAACCAAAAACTATTCAATGCAGTACGCAGTGAGTTCCTTAAGTTTCAAGAACTTGAAGTAACAACAGGTTCAAAGATAGGACGTAAGTGGGCTAAAGCCTCTGCAAGTATTCCATATGAGCGTTTTGCTGAACTAACTGTAGGACATCAGCCAGTTGGTGAAATCAATACTGCTATTAACTTCCCTGGATTTAGTGATATTGAGGGTGCATACCGAGCATTTGGTAACAAGTTAATGGAAGGCATGGACAGACAGATGAATGCTCTGTTCCGTCAGCCAGCAGTAATGGTTACATATACACAGTTGCGTAAGCAATACTCAGGTATTGAGCGTGCGTTTATTAAACAATCATATGATGCACATATTGCAGAAAACCCTGCTATGTATATAAGTGAGAAGAGCAAGGCACATTTGCTATCACAAATGGAAGCATTAGCACAAAAACGTTTTACTGAAATTGCATCTCGTGATGCAGCAGATAGAGTATTAATGTTTGCAGATAACCCTGCTATTCGTTCTAATGCTGCATTTAGTGCACGTACTGTTGGTCGTTATTACCGTGCAACAGAAGATTTCCAACGCCGTATCTGGCGTATGACTAAGGTAGCACCACGTGTTCTATACCGTTTGCGCTTAGCGCATCAAGGCTTAGATGCAACTGGTGAGGTACATCCAGACCAAAATGGTGACCCGTACATTGTCATGCCTATGGATAAAATTATCTACAAGGCTACTGATACTACATTGCGTGCTCTTACTGGTGACGGATACCGTCAACCAGCATTCAGTGACTTTACTATTAAGTTAAAGTTAGTTAACCCATCATTCCAGCAGGATGCGGGACTACCTACACTGGCTGGACCAATGGCAGGACTAAGCGTTATTGGCATTAAGAACCTATTAGGTTCTACTGATAACCCGTTCTTAACTAAAGTAGGAGAGCAACTAGACAACATTGCACTAGGTAATATTGGTGACAACATGGATGTTACTCGTGCTGTTATGCCATCAACCTTAACTAAGTTGTGGTCAATCCTTCCTATTAATGAGAAAACTCGTCAGGAAGTAACAGCAGGACAGCAGGCTATGGCATACATGGCAGCACATGGTATGTATCTAGATGCTAACTCAACTGCTGAAGAAAAGACTGCATACTTAAAGAACCTACGCATTAGTGCGCATAACATTATTGCCCTCCGTTCTATCTTAGGTCTCATCTCACCTGCTGCTCCATCATTGCAAGAAAGCGTAGATGTACCTGATTACTTAAAGAATGCAAAGATTACAGGGCTACGCCCAGAGTT